AATAACTAACGTCTCTGGTTTTGTTCTATGGACTAGATCAATAAACTTCCCCGTTGTTACCATGAGGTCTAATCCCTTCCAGCTCTCAGCCAGAGTTTCTTCAAATCGATGAGTTCCTCTAGACTCCAATAAAGTAGCTACATTTAAGTCATTCCCAAAGCGAGCTACATCGAGAGACAATATAGCATGACCAGGACTACCCAACTGAGAAGAAATAAGAGAAACAGAAATGTCAATATCATCCGAAGTAAGGATGTAGTCATCACCCTCCGCCACATCATGGTTATTCATCACAAAACGTTTGTAATGATTTGGAGCCTCATGCTCCATCTCCTGAAGGTCCTCAATAAAATCATCAGGGAGATTATGAGCATTGTCAAAGGTAGTCGCCTGGAAGGGGTCATAGTTTTTCCCCGGGTTACCTATCCACAAGTTCCAAATCCAATTATGACCGTTAGCATTTGCAATAACCACCCCTTGACGTAAGGGGGCATTCTTACGACGAAGTCTGTCTCTCAGGAAGGTAAACTCCTCATCCGTCTCAAACTCCTCGGCCTGCTCAATACCAAAGGCAGTTAGGTTCACGTTCTTTAGTACTGCCAACTCAGACCCATGACGGAACATGATACAGGAGCCATTTGGGAAGTTGTAGTCCTTCTCTGCGTTTATCCCTACCCCAAAGTAGGATGTAAAGTCTTTGATCGTTGAATCTCTAAGATCGGTAAATTCTTTTCTCACTATCAAGACGAGAGAATCTGGATACTTCTCACATAGTCTCCAGAGCTTACTCAGCATCATCATGGTCTTGCCTGTACCAATCGCAGCAATCATAGCAGGGTATCTCTTCTGAGATAAGAGAAAACCCTCCTGGTATGGATTAAGTTTTATTCGAACATCAGGCATCTTTGTCTACCGTCCCATCTGAAAATTCAAATACCAGCCTATTCCCCTCTGCCCCAGTCAGCTCTGTTCTCTTTGTATACCCACGGTTCTTCCCCTGAGTCTCAAGAGCAAACTGAATGGCAGGCCATCTCTCCTCAATGACCTTCTGATCTAACTTACTCTCAGCTATGTCTACCCGAAACTCCTGAATCTCTTCTCTCAGCTTGGTAAGCTGTTCACTCTCCCTGATCTTGGCACGTAGATGTTCAGGGGTGGTACCCAGAATAATGGAGGCGTAGGAGACACGACCTCCTGCGGCTATCAACGCCCTGGATATAGCTTCTGGGGTTTGGGCTATATGCTTCACCTTCGCAGGAAGGAGAGGGGACTTCCCATGACGCTGGGGTCCATTCCCAGAAATGACTTCCTCAATGACGCGGGCTACTCTCTCCTGCAAGGACTCCCCAGGGTCATTGACGAGTTCTGGTTCTTTCCTCTTCTCTTTCTTTCTATTCTTTCTCATGGTATTCTCTTCCGCAAGAAGAAGTACCTGGCTACTAGAATGATAACCACGGCTGAGGCAGCCCCAATTGCTACGAGATAATGAACTGCTATGTAGATGTTGAATTGCATGAGGTTTCCCTCCTTGTTGATCTTCATGTATCATTATATCATAAAGTAACCTAAATGTCCAGATAAATCTGACACCTCAAGGTAACCTCTTGATATTATTAGAATAAACTTTTAACCTCTTCACTAGACTTAGTTATATCATCTTCATGTATTCTTACTTGTAACTAAGAGGAGCCTTTCTTATAAAAACCTTAGCCGGGCCCAGAAGCCTTAGCCTTTTCCTCTACCTTTATAGGTTACTAGGTATACTAGGGGCTATAGGCACATGCTTAAGTATGTAGTCTACCTCTTAATGTACCTTAAGACGAAAGTTTATGCTAGGTCTAATCTAACCACCGGGGTTAGGTGTTTGGGCAGCATACCCCTTCCCACAGGCATCTACCAAAATCTTTTCTTCACCCGCTAACCCACCGTAATTGCTGCGGAATTGGCTCGGGTGTTGTTGGGTAGTATTTGTCTGTGTGTGGAGTGTGTATTGAGGTATAATTCTACCTATTTACTTTTCCCCACCACTCTGCAAGTGTCTGGTTTTGCTGGGGATTGTGGATTTATTGCTGCGGGCTGTGGGTTTTTATTTACAAGCGTCGAAAAAAGGATTAAGATAAAAGGAAAAACCGGTCGCAAGCCGGTAGGGAAGGAGGTGATATATATGGAGAAGGTAATTTCGTTAAAGGATTTATCGATAAGGATTGAGGCACTGGAGGCGGAGGTGGAGGAGCTGAGGAAAGCCGGAGTGAAGGCGAAGGCGGTGGTTAAAACGAAAGCCGCACCCGCAACGGCCGACCCGAAAAAGGTTCCCGGATTGCTGAAGGAGCTGGAGGCAGCGAAGAAAGCCGGCGATACGAAAAAGGCTTTTACGATTCGGAAATCGCTTCGGAAAAACGGTTATTCGCTCCGCGACGCCAACGGTAAGAAGTAATTAAACTCTCAACGACCCGTGAAGGGAGGTGATATAAGGATGTTACAGATACTCCATGACATAATTGCCGAGAATGTAGAAGATATTCTGGGCGACGGTAGGGATGAAGGTTCGATACAGAGTTATTCTGTTAAAGCTGAGGATTTGGGAAGAGTTCTGGTTGATATAAACAATCACAGCTTTACCATCACCATCGAGGAGAATTAAAAGAATCGCCGCACAAATACCGCCACCACGGGGAGGAGGTGATACGAATGAAACTAACCATAACCGAGAAGTTTATCCTGGCAGATACCCTGGAGGATATTATTAACGACGCTCGAAAGTCTGGAGTGGATAGGCCGGAGCTGGTGGGGATTTTGACAAAAATATCTCTACCGAAACTATTCTCAGTCTGGACCGTGGAGGGTAGAATGGATAGGAATTATCTCGTCAGAGCCGTGAGTATGGAGGAAGCCTCTTCCATCATAGAGAATGAGGGGGACGGGAAGGTGCGGAGCGTTACTGCCGTAACCGGTGGATTTATGTATGATATGGAATTTGACGAGAAGGATATTCCTACCGAGGCTGGTTCCTGGTACATGTATGATGAAGGAACGTAGCAGAAGAATCACCGCAACCCTCGGGAAGGAGGTGAGAAAGAATGAGGAAGATAAGAAGCGGTAAGGATGAGGAAAGAATCTACGCAGCCCAGGAGAAAGAGATTGAAAAGAAACACGGGAGAAGAATAGCCAATAATGCCAATTACGGCTGGTTCGTGGATGCGTATGCCATCTGTACCAAAGTTTATGGCACTGGAATGGTTCTGACAAGCGGATATGAAGGGAAAGATATAATTCACACCTGGGAAGAGAGATAGGAAAGAATCACCGCAACCTTTTAATGCCGGGAGAGGAGGTGAGATAAATGTCAAAGAAAAAACATACCAGAGAAGAATTGGTGAAGAAGGTAGAGGAGAGTGACGTTGTATCTGTCGAGGTTGTTGAGGATGAAATTACTGTATTTCTGACGAGCGGCCGGAGAGTTGTATATGACTCGGACGAGGGAGATTATATTGAAGAGGGAGGAATAAGATGGATTGGAGACGATGTCGATTATTACTCCTGGGTAAGGGATTTGGTGAGGTTTTGAATCGCCGCTAACTCCCTGAAATTACTCGAATCCGTGGCTTTTTATGAATTTTACTGGACAAATGCCAAAAAAAGGATTAGAATAATAATAAACGGCCCGCTAGCCAGGGGCCAGGAGGGAAGGAGGTGATAAAGAAATGGAAAGAATCGAACAATGTATCTTCTGTCACAAGTCCAGCGAATTCATCGGTCTACTGGAGGACGCGAATGACGATGATTCGTACTGTCCCTTCTGTGGAGCGACGCAGCTGGAGGCCGCAGAGAAAATAGCTGGGGTAAGAGCCAAGGTCGATTGGAAGAAGGTCGGAGAAAAAATAATGGGAAGGCTGAACCACGACGATCTCAGACTGATATTTATAGATGATGGAATTGACTATGACGACGATGATATGGATTTGTTAGAAACAGAGATCGAGCGGAGAATCACAGTGGCCTTTAAGAAGTAAGAATGAACCACCGCACCAAAATACATGAGGAAAGGAGGTGATACAGGTGATAGATTTAACCAAGGTCAACTGGCCAAAGGTAGGAGAGGCGGTAGTGAATATGATTGATAGCGACGAACTCTGTGAAGTAATGGAAGAGGAGCTGGAGGAACAGGGAGTCGATTCCGACGTCCTTCTCGGTTATGAAGGCGATGACTTCGACATCCTCGAAAAGGAGATCGGGAAAAAAATCACAGCAGCATTTAAGAAGTAAGGATGAATCACCGTGGATGATCGTAGTTTAAAAGGATGGGCCAAGATTATACTCAAGGACAGGTACGGAAAGGAGGTGAAACAAGATATGACTAAACTCAAACGTACCAAGCTGAGGAAGAAACCCATCGATGCCACCTGGGAAGAGCTGGGGATGAAACCCGGTGTCAGAGTCCCCGGCACCGCCAGCTGGATGGCCGAATGGAAACGCTGCCCCAATCAGAAGGGGATGATTAGTTACGCGAAGGAAGTCCAGCAGCTGGTGGAGACCATGTCTGAGATGGGAATAGGCATTTACCTTAAGAAATATCTGACGGGTGACTGGAGCTCGGCAGAGGAAGCAAAGATTGCTGCGGCAATCAGGAGGAGTCCAGTGTGGGAAGCTAAATTCAATCAGATGGAGGAAAGTTTAATGAGTAAGAAACAGGCAGACGTCGTAAAGAAGGCGGGTAAGAAGGCAGAGGGTGCCTCTTTGAAAGACAGGATTGAGACCCTGGAGGAAGAGGTTGAGGCCTTGAAAGAGGCCATGTCCAAGATGATGCCTAAAACCCTGGCAGAGGCTAAGAAGGAGAAGAAGGGGAAAGCAGATACTCCTGCCAAGGCAAACAAGGCAGCTGCAGCCACCGAAGATGTTAAGGACCTACTCGAGGTACTGAAGGCAGCGAAGGAAGCCGGAGACAAACAGACCGCATTCAAGACCAGAGCCAAACTCCGGAAGGCAGGCTACTCACTCCGGGCCAACGGCAAGAAGTAACTCTTGATACTGTTCCCCAGCCAGCCCGGGTCGGGGGGCAGCAGTGAGGAGTTAACCACTGCCCCGCTGAAGGGCAGGATGAAAGGAGGTATATCATGGGTAACTAGCCACTGACGCTGCTTCTCGGTCTGGTAACCCGGGAGGCAGCAATGAATGGCTAACTCAAGAAGGAAGGAGGTGATAAGAAATGGCAAAGGCATACGCATTCAATATACTAGGTGCAAAGCGTTGTATCGATTGTGGCAAGCGACTCAAAAAGAGATTTGAGGATCGAGTGAAAGTCCGTCGCTGCTATAATCCCTGTCACATTAACTTTCAGAGCGCACGAGGGCACCAGATGAAGGGAGGTAGAAGAGCATGACCTTTAAAAGCTTCTTAAAGATTGTTGGAGTAGTCTTGATACTTCAGTTTGCTATTCTTTGTAGCATTCTGACTATTAAAGTAATGACCATGATGTTAGCAGGGTTCTAAGAAAGGAGGTGATATCAGATGTTACAGGACTATGGGAAACATGTATTCACAGACAACAAAGGCAAACGTTGGGTAGTTCAGACAAAGAGTTTTTCAAGAGCCACTCAGAGAGATGAAAAAGAACTACTAGATCTTCTTCTTTCTGGGGAATATGAATTGATAACCATGGCTGTCCCAAAACATACTAAAGAAATAACGGAGTGAAAGGAGGTGAAACCATGATGTGGAAACCAATGACAGGAGAGAAGTTATTTGAAGTCTTCCAAGGACGTATCCTAATTGAGTTCAGAGGAGATGTCTTGAGAAAAGCAGAAGACGTCTTTGACTTTCTTCCTCAGATAAAAGGGAGTAGCCCTACGGAAATGGGGATACTTAGCAAATGGGTTAATTTCTTTACTACCAAAGGAGTTCCTTTCATCGTAGTCAAAGATGGGAAGAACAGGATGCTGTGGAAAGAAGAAGTGGTCTCTGAGAAGGAAAGAGCTTCTACCTACTGGAAGACTTGGAAGAATAATCGAAAGGAGAAGTAATCATGTACCTGGGTATGAGATTATTTCAAATGCAACAAGCGGAGGAAGTGTATGAGAAAGAAAAAAGACAGAGAGAATTGGAAGAACAAATGTCGGGGCCCGTAGCTTTCGCTGTCCCTTCCGCAATGGAATATGTTGTGGTCCCTCCGAAAGACATTCCGAGGCTTAAAGCGTACATTCGCTCGGCGGACACTCCCCAGGGGGTATTACGGAAGGCAGCCAAAAAAGGATTTCCTCTGTATTTTCAGCTATTTAAGAGTTCATTTACAAATGGGGAAATTTATGATATAC